GTGTAACCGTATTGGTTGGCGTATTTGTTGCGGTAATACTTGGCGTAGGCGTTTGTGTCGTTGTATTAGTCGGGGTGATTGTATTGGTTGGTGTGGTTGTATTAGTCGGGGTGTTAGTCGGTGTTGTTGTCGGCGTAATTGTCGGGGTAATACTTGGTGTAATCGTAGGCGTTGGCGTTGGCGTATTTGTTGGTGTTGCCGATGGGTCAGGATCAAATAAAGTAATAATATCATCTATGGCTCTTTGTTCACCAAGATAATTACTAAATTGTTTTCTATAAAATACCTTACTCATTTATTATACCTTTTAACTCTTCAATCAATTTATTTATATTAACATCACAATTTGTTTTAAATCTATAAGATTTTTCTCTTGTTATTCTGTCATCATCTTTTGTGAATTTAACCTTCATAATTAAATCACAACTATCCAATTCCAATTCAACACTTATTACCTTATATTCATCAAACGCAATATCATTTATTCTATACATATTATCCTAATGGTGGTGGAACAACAACATCAAATGTCGTTGGTTCTCCAAGAACAATACTTAAAGTATCGTCATAAATTATGTACCAAAATGGTGATGTATTTAATCCTGCGTAAGTATAAGAACACCAATTTTGTGTTATATCACCTTGTTCTTGTGGAATACCATAATGGGTATTACATAAATTTACAGCGTTCTGTGCTTGTTGTTCTGTTATGTATTCATATCCTAATATTTCCATTGTTAATATATTTGATAGTAAGTGTTTATGTCTATTGATATGTTTGTTAAATCACCAAGAATATTACTTGCCCACATAATCATTTCTGGAACATCACATTTGGAATATTCAGTTGTTCCCCTTCTTTGTATCTGTGTAAATTGGTTATTTCCACCCAAGAAATTTGCTTGTGATATTATAAGATTTGTATTATTTATTCTTATCGTTCCACCAGTTCCACTACCAGCAGGTTTATTACCCGATAATAAAATATAATTGGCACTATTGTCAGTTCCGTTTGATACTGTTGTTGGTTGATTTGTAATATAAGCACCACCCGTTTGATATAATACTGGTGTAAATGGTGTTGGATTAACACCTGCTATCCAAGCACTAATATCAGCACTTGCTTTCTTTTGTGGATATGCTGATGTATGAACATCACTATCAACAAGGGTTGTTAAGTTCATTGAATCATTTGTTCCGTCAAATCTTAATATAGGTCTTGATACTCCCGTTCCACTTAAAGTTAAAATGGTTCCACTACTAACAATAATTGGTTGGCTCACCGCTGTTGTTTGAACAGCGTCGTTTCCATTACCCGATTGGTCATACCAAGTCGTAACAAATCCATTTGTTGAACCCGTAATAAAACCAGTAAGTGATGTTGTATCTAAATTACCACTACCATCAAATCCAATGTTTTGTTCAGCGTTATCACTGCTTCTACGAACCCTAATTGAATTACCCGTATAACCATTTCTTAACAAACGAACGGAATAAGCAACTGCCGCACTAGGATATGTGTTTAATAATCTTGCCGCTGGTGTTGCTGTTGGTGTCGGGGTCGGTGTTGGTGTTCCCGTTTTTGTTGGTGTAACAGTATTGGTTGGTGTATTGGTTGGTGTATTGGTCGGTGTGGTTGTGTTGGTTGGAGTATTGGTTGGAGTATTTGTAGGAGTTTTTGTCGGTGTAACCGTATTAGTCGGTGTATTGGTTGGCGTTAAAGTTGGCGTTGGCGTTAAAGTGCTTGTTGGAGTAATTGAAGGGGTCGGCGTAATTGTTTGCGTCGGTGTAATACTCGGCGTTGGTGTTGGTGATACATCTGGTTGTGGTACATTCATTACAACAGCACCAATCCATACATTACCAGGTTGTCTTGAACCTGGTGGATAAATCATATCGTTAATTTTCGGTTGTCTTCGTGGTGCTTGGTATGGTCGTATTGGCATAATAATAAATATAATATTGGCTTATGAAAATGGGGAGCGTTTAACTCCCCATATTTCAAGGTTTTAATTAAGTTTCAAAAGTAAAACCACCTGCAGTGAATACTGCTTGGATAGTAGTTGTTACTGTTACCTCTCTTATTGAGGTTGGTTCACCACCTGAAATGGTGATTGCCGTTGCTCCGTTTAAATCCGTATAACTTTGTCCAGTGTTCAAAGAACCTGCTGTTACCAATCCACCATTATCCAAGAACACCAACCAATATTGATTGTTGTTGTCTTCAATAAGTGCGAAGATTTCATTTTGACTTACCATATCAACAAATGCATCTCTCAATGAAGTTTGTAATTTAGGTAAGTTTACCACGATTTCTGGTTGGAATGTAACTGATTGTGATGTTGTGTTGATTCCAAGTGTTTCACTCAAAGAACCTGCTTGCTTTGGTAATTGGAATTTGAACCAAGTTCCCGTTCCACCAATTGCAGATACTTCTGAATTGGTTACAGTATAACCTGAAATTGAATTTCCTGAACCACCAAGCAACCACATTGTCTTGATTCCGCCAGAGGAGTTCGTTCTGCAGTCAAGAGTGAATCCTGTGCTGATATAACATGCTGCCATAATTTCTATTTTTTTTTAAATTAATAGTTTATGCACCATTTCTACATACGCAGAAAGACGCTACATCAAATATTCCCAATCCGTAGGTAACACCTGCTGTGATTTTTACGATATTCTCAAATGGGTCAAAAATTGAGCGCACTGTCATAATCTCGGAATTCATGCCAAACATGTAGTACGAACTTGGACCTGCAAAGTATGATGAAATACCATCTAATCCAACTGTAGGGATAACCTTAACATTGGTAGCAGGTAAAATTAATGACCACTCGGAACCTTCAGCGGCACCTGCAGAATCCAAACTGAATAGATTCACGAAACTGCTGTTCCTCATTGAAGCCACAAGACCTCTGTAGTTAGCGTATGAGGTGTAAATAGCCAAATCATCCATGTGTAATACATTTGATGGGATATTTTCGTAGATTGCTGTGAATACATCAAGACCATTTGTTGAAGTTGCTGCTGAATAAGCGATTTGAGTTGCACCATTACCTGATGTAATCAACGCTCCAACACCATTGAAACAGGCGTCTCCGTAAGTTCCACCTGAAGCAGTTTTGTTGTTCCACAATTGTTTTTCAACTTGGTTAGCAATTCTGTTTGAAATGTCGGTTAAGATAACCTCTTCAAAAGGAACTGATTCCTGAAAGTTTGCATTAGTTAATGATTGACTCAAGTATGTATCGTACAAATCGTCATTTTTATTATCGGTATGGCTCTTTATCCTTACCTTCACTACATTTTTTTACGATTATTCGTAGTGATTAGACTATATCATCACCTTTTTATCGGTGTCGGGCGCTCGTGTCAGGGTTATTGTATGTGATACTCACCTGTTAGTCGTTGAACCTCTCTACTACTTTTATTCACTTCGTAGATTTGGCTGCTGATTGTCTGTCTCCAGAGTTTCCAGCAATTCACCCGATTTAATGTCCGCTTAATTTAATACGCTAACGGACACAATTGTTGGTTAACCTTTTTGTTACATAGGTCAACAGTTACAAGGTTTTGTACCGTAGCACCTGTTGGGTCAAATCCACAACTCATATCTTGAAGGATAACATCGTTGGTTACGAAACCAACTTTTTCAGTTGTTCCTTTAAGATTGATTCTTAATGATGCGTATCTTGGTAAAGTCAATCCTAAAATTGCTTTAATCAACATATCAGAACCATAAGAATTGTACGAAGGTAAATTTGATAAATCGTAATTAAACGATAATTTTTTCTTATTTTCCATTTTTTTAATTTTTATTTTTTTGTTTATTTTCTTAATGACTTGATAATATCCAATTTGTAATCAGAAAAAGATTGAGTATAAGATTTCTTTTCTTCTACTGCTACTCTTTCTGGTGACTTTTTGAATGTATCAAAATCGGTTTTTAATGAGTTTAACTCTGTTTTGAATTTTCCGTTCATAGAACCAACCAATTCAAGTAGGTTGTTAATTGACAATTTGATATCTTCAATGTCTTTAGAAAAGTCAGTATTCATTTCTTCTGGTTTTGCCATTTCCTCAACATTTTCTCTTTGAGTAATTTTACCATCTAAAACTTGAATCCTGATTTTCACTTCGTTTCCACTGGTGTCCTTTAAGGTTACTTGATGTTCTCCGTTAGGTGCTGGTTCTTTACTACCATCTTCCTTAACCAAGAATATATCTTCACCAACATCAAAAGTTGTTGATTCCAAAGTATTACCTTGTGAATCTTTTGCTTCCGTGTAGTCCATCATTTTACCTGCTTCCTGTTCAACCTCTGCTTCATTACCACCATCTTTTTGGGATACGGCAATAATTACAGATTCTGAATCAAGGGTTATAACAACACCTTCTCTTGTTTCGTGTGAACCTTCGGGTGCTGGTGCAAGTGTGGATTCCTTTACAATATAAAGGCTTTGACCTGGTTGAAAATCATCTTCCATATTGTTTGTAACCTCTGTGGTTCCATCAACAAGGAAAGTAGATTGAAAGGTCTCTTTCTTAAATTGTAATCCTAACATCTTTACGATATTATCAATTGCTTGTGCTGCGTTCATAAGTTTAATCG